CAACAACATAAGCAGAAGAACCATCGAAAATAACATAATGTAAAGCCATAAGTGAAAAGTGTTAAGATAAAAACTTCGTTGTTGTTATCTGAGTACAAATATACATCAGTTATTAACAATACAAAACTATTTTAAAATTTTAACAAAACTTTAACATTTACACTTTCAAATATTTTTCAGCAATTAAATACATTTTCTGCATCTTTTTTATTTCACCAATGTTTCGTGGTAAGTTAATTGGTACTTCAATCCCTTTAACGTGATGAATGTAGCATTGTATTGTGGCTATGATTTGTGCGTATGTCATCTAATAAACGTAATAAGTTCCTTTGTTTGGATTTTCTAACTGATATGATACAATATATCTTAAAGCATCTATCAAGTGGTTATGGTTGTCTATTGGTGTATTAGATTTCTTTTCTAACCAACAGTAGTTGTTCAACTCTCTAATCAAATTAATTGATTCAGGTGTAATTATCAAGTCGTAATCTTGTAACAAAGCTATTCCAAACGTTACAGAACCTTGACCTTTAATTGCAGGTACTATATTCAATCCTGCAGTTTGTAATTCAGATATCAATCTTGGTTCAGCAGAATCAGCTACTATCAAACTATCTAAACAGTGTTGTTTGTTTAACTGATAAATTTGTGATGTAGTTAATGCAGGTAGATAATATCTTTCGTTGATATATATCTTCTTATTTGCAGTATCTATATTACATTCTACTAATGTAGTTGGATCATTGCTAAATCCAAAATCCTGACCAAATGCAGATGCTCCTACTTGTTTGTATTCACCTATAGTCCAATTGTTAAAGATTACACCTTCAGCTTTGTCTAACCATCCACCTAATATTTGATGCTTGTACTTTTCAGGTCTTCTACTCTTAATGTTTTCTATTTGACTTATAAAAGATTCTGATAGGTTATCTATATTATCTAAATAGGTTGTGTGTATATAAGTGGTATCACCTTTTACTAAATTGCTTCCTGCTTGTATTCCTTTGTCTTCAAAGAACTTCTTATATATGAAGTGTTCTTTTGTTGCAGGATTCAATACTAATAGCACTCTATTTTGTACACCTTTAGTTCTAATACTGAAGTCTATCTTTTCAAATACTTCTTCATCTGTTAGTTCTTCTGCTTCATCCAATACCCAAGTAGTTACACCTGCCAAAGATTTTAAACTTGCAGTCTGTGTACCACTGCTTGTTTTAATACCTTTAAAGAGTATTTTAGACCCTGTTTTAAGATTTACTATTTCATCCTTAGTAATATAAAAATCGTTGCTTAAATCGGCTGATTCTATCTTATCTATAAATTCAGGGATGATAGATACATTTGCAGATGTCAAAGTGTAACGTGTGAATAGTATCACGTGTCCTACTTCATAAGTTAACAATAGCAGAAACGAGTTCAAAGAATATGACTTCCCTGAACCCCTTCCTCCCGTAATTACAAAGTACCTACTATCTGAACCTAATAGATTGTATTTGTTATTTAGACTTATCAATTTTGAATATATCTTTTATATTGAAGTCGTTAATATTATGAGTAGTTTCAACTATTTCTTTTGGCTTACCGAATATATGTTCAGCAATAAATAATTGACCACGTTGTGATTCCATTAAAGTACCTTTGACAAAAGCAATCTTTGTTTCGTCTTCGTTTTCTTTATTGTATAATTCCTTTAATGCTTGGATGAAAATATTGTTTACCTTTTGCTCTTCAACTTTAGTTTTTCTACCTGCATTTTTATTTCCACCGTTATATTTTCTTTTATCTATTTTTTCCATAATCAAAAAAGTTATCATTATTGAATTTATAATAAATAAAACTTATAGTTGTTAAATGAATTCATATTCATCTTTGTATTTCTGCAATCCATTTGGTCTATTATTCAAAGCTAAAGATAATGAAGAACGATTGATACCTGTTTCCCTACACAGCTGAATCATACCACTAAATACTTTACCATCAGACTTTCTTCTTATTGGTTTCATTCTGTGTTGTTGTTCTTTTTGCATCTTAACACTTTTATCTGATAGGCCTATGTAATCATATTGGTTCTTTCTATTGTGGTATTTGTTACCTTGTTTAATTTGATTTAGATTATAATAGTCTATTGCTTCCCATTTAGGTTTTGGTAAATCCCATAGGTAAGATGTGTTATCGTTTCTTAGTATTTCTATTATTTCTGTTATCTTCATAAACCTTTTTCTTTTTTAAATATTTCTAATAGTTCTGATGTTTTGTATTTTATCCATAGTTCTGAATGAAACTGTACCCATTTCGCAAAATCAATAGCGTAATCATCTGCTATCTTTTTGCATTTTATTAAATTATGATGGTAATATTTTGCATCACGACCAAAATTTGTATTTAAACTTTTAAACTTTTCTTTTAGTGTCATAGTATTACAGTCTTATGTTCTTATTCATTGAATAGAATGCTTCTAATCGTAAAGTGATTAACTCGTGTTGTTCTGTTCCTTTAGTAGCTTCTAATAGGTTGTTAAGGTTTTCTATTATTTTATATTCGTATCTTGGTGCATTCAATTGCTTTTCTAAATCGTGAAGCTTCTTCTTAAATATATCTTCTTGTGATAGTTCTTGTTCTACTTCACCTCCTAATAGTTTTAATATTAAATTCTTGCAGTCTAATATCTTTGTGTTGTATTCTTCATACATTGAAAAGTTCTTTAGTGAGTGTACTACTGTAGCGTGATTCATATCGAAGTCTGCTGCTATAGATTGTAAGCTTCTTTTCTTATATAGCTTTCTTACTAAATAGAAGTATAATGCTCTACCTTCAATTATTTCTCGCTTCCTGCAAGTTTCAGTTATATCTACTTTTAGTTCTTTTAAGATTAATTCTTTTATCTGATTTTCCATTATTAAAATAGTTTAGTTTGGTTAGTATGGTTTACTATTCTTTGTATTGCTTTATCGTAATACTCTTTATCTAATTCACAAGCAGTCAATTCAAATCCGTAATCGTGACAAGCTATTGCTATTGAACCTGAACCTAAATGTGTGTCAAGTATTTTATCATTTTCTTTTGCGTACTTATCTAATATCCATTTATAAAGTGCAGCAGGTTTTTGTGTTGGATGTATTCTTGTTTCTTTGTTTTTCATATCACCTTGTAACATTCCATTCCATCTAAAAGAAAACATACGAACAGCAGTATTAAAATCTGTATAAGCCAATTCACAATCAGCAAAATTACCACTATTTTCTTTATTCCATACAATCCAACAACTGCTATTTGATTGTTGTATATTTTCAATAAAATGATTTGCTCCCCAAATAATAACATTTTTAGAAACTCTTTTTAATTCATTAAAGTAATCTTTATTAGGTGCTTGAATATCCCAATTTTTTTTAGTATAATTTGTTGATTTAGTTGCATTATTACCTCCAATATTTCCACCATCCATATTAATACCATAAGGCGGGTCTACAATAGCTAAATCAAAATAATTATCAGGGTAACGTGCCATTACAAGCATATTGTCCTCGTTCGTTATTGTTATTTTATCTGTTACTTTCATATCTTAAAGTATTCCTCTTAACACATATTGGTTTAAATCTACAGCTTCATTCTGAAAAAAGTATTTATAGTTAGCAATACCTTGTTCAAGTTTGTCTTTACCTTTTTGGTAGAAGTCATCACTACATTCAAAGATTCCAATGTCTAAACTACCTTTGTCAATACATACAAATATGAATTCATCTACTCCAAACATTTCTTTATACATATAAGCTTGTAAGTCGTAACTATATTTGTCTGCTGAATATCTAAATTCGTTTAATCCTGTAGTAGTTTTTAAATCTATGATTTGATTGCCTCTTAAAATATCTGCTTTGGCTCTAAACGGTATTCCATCTATCATTGCTACTTCAGGTATTTCAAATTGTGCTTTAGAAAAGTAACTTGTGGCTTCATTGTTCTTTAGTATTGCATCAGCTAATCTTTCAGCATCTCTTAATTCGTTTGTAGTGTAAACGTTTTGTTTTTCTTCTACTGCAAGTTTGTATTCTTTTGCTGCTTTAGTTTTACAATCTATAAATGTAAAGTCATCTATCTTATTAGGTTCAAGTATTAGTGTGTGAAACAATTTACCATCTCTTAATGGTTGCGTTTCTGCTTGTCCATACTTTGTAACGTATTTATATGTTTTAGGTGATTTAAGCACCATTTTTAGACTTGATGAAGATAATGCTTGTTTACCTAAATAGCCATAGTAGAAGTCATCATCGTACATATTATCTAATAGTTCTTGTTTGTCCCAAATCTTGTTGTCAAAGGTTTTAATTTTTTCTTGCATCTTGTATAATTAAGTCGTAAATGTAATAGTGTGTTTGTATATCTCTTTCAGTTGAATCTATCATTGCCATAAATTGCTCGTCATTTAATTGTGCGTTGAAGTATTCGTGGTATATCCATTGCAAGTCCCTTTCTAAAGATTGTATCTTGCTAAATATCTTTATTGTTGCATCTTCATTCATTGTATTGTTCAAGGTTTAGTATTACATCTATTTCGTTTGTAAAGTATGCTGATTGCATCCAATCGTGTTCTAAAGCTGATAGTACTGCTTTTAGTTTAAGTGCTGCGTAATCGTTTTCTAATGTTTCTAAAACGTAGATTACATTTTCTAATTCTGTTTTGATTTCTTGCTTTGTCATAGTATTTGGTTTTAATGTTGAAGCAAATATAAACAAGTTATTAATATCCTGCAAGTATTAACAAAATTTTAACAAAAAAAGGATAGCTAATTGCTACCCTCTAATTTTTGTTTTATAATCTTTCTATATACTGCATTAACTCTTTCACTATTTAACCCTCTGTTATAGTTAAATTTCATTACACGCAATATTCTTTGTAGTGGTGATTGTTTCATATCTATAATCTTTTAAGTTTTTCTAAATACAAAATTAAATCCATTGCTTCTTCTTGTGCGTGATTAATCCATTCTTTGTCAGTTAAATCTTCACGGTCTAATGTAGTATTGTATTTCTGTATTCCTACTTCACTACGTTGTTTAAATTTATTAATTACTGATTGCACTACACTATCTTTTACTTGTGCTTCAATCCATTGTGACATTGTATCTTTTACTTTCATATCTTATAATAATTTACTTTGGTTAACATATAATTCCATAATCTTTTTTGTTGCTTCAAATTCGCTAAACTCTACCTTTTTGTTATTCTCTTTTAGATAAATTATATTCTTGTAATCACTTGGAATGTATTTAACTATGTAGAATCTTTTATTAGTATTAGCTTCTAAAGAATAAGCTACGTTTCTTTTAACACAATACACCATAGCATCTACTTCTTTATAGTTTGCTTGATATATTTCTATTTTACGTTTAGCCATCTATTCTTAAAAATTCAGCTTGACCATATTCAGTAAACCATTCTCTATTCTCATTATACTTTTCAATTACTGCGTTAATCATAACTAATTCATCCAAGTTTGATGTAGTTAGTTTTAAAACGATATCTTCAATGCTTCTTAATATGTTTGTAGTCATTTCTGCATCTGTATTATAAATCTTTCTGTATTCATCATAAACAGTTGTTTCAAGGTGACTATTCACTTTATTAAGTAAATGCTTTAAAGCACCGTTATATTGCTTTGTGTAACGTAAATTCTCATTACATTCTAAAAGAAGTTGTGATAGTAGCACACTCTTTAAATACTCTAATTGAATTGGGTTGTTGTTCATAATTTTAATGCTTGGTTAATTTCTAAATATGCTACTTCTTTTTCTATTCGTTGTGTGTTGTAGAATTGTGTTGTAGCAGGGTTCTTTGTATTTGTTTCAAATGTTGGTTCTATCTTATGTAGGTTGAAGCTGAATACTCCTCTTGGTGTTGAATTAATATATATCGGAATATCTAAATGCTTTTCACATTCTTCTATCATTGCAATATATTTTTTCTTTTCAAGTAGTAGTGTATCAAAGTGTCTTGTCCTACATTTTAGCTCTATTCGATGTCCTGTGGCAGGACTGTAACAATCCCACCTTGACATCTGATTTTTAGATTTAACCAAATCAAAGTAAACATTTTCTTTAAGATAGTTAAATAAATCTATTTCTTTCCAATTATTCATTTACTTGGTATTCGTTAAATACCTTTCTTAAATCAGAAATAGTATCTCTCCAACAAGAACCACAATTAGAATGTTGAATTTTTACTTCAAATACTCTTTCGTAAATAGCTTGTATTTGCCATTGTTCGTTTGGTGTTAAACTACCTTTCTTTGGTGAAATAAAAGGTTTTAAAGCTTCATAATCTGATTCAGTTAAGCAATTAACTTTTCTTCTGTATGGAATTAAGTTGTTTAGTTTTGCTTTTCGTTCATCACATCCGCAGTCTAAACCCGTTGCTTTGCTAAATGTTTCTACTACTTTTTTAATTCCTGTAGCTTCAGTGATTTTTTCAATGGTATCACCTAATCCTTTTGATGGTGTTTTTGTTCTTGCTTTTGCCATAATTAATAAATTGAGTTATAATCGTTTTCTATGTAATCAGTATAATCTTTTTGGAATTTATCTTTCAAAATAATCTTGTAATTCTTAATTGAATTGAATATTGAAATCAAACTAATATTAGTTTCTTTAGCTATATCTCGCATAGATAAATCTGTGTCCCTGTATAACTTAAATAGTTTCCTATCGTACCAATCCCAATTCTTTATTTCTTCATCAATTAACATACATATATCGTTATATGCTTTATGTTCTTCTATATTTGAATCATCGAATAATTCCCAACACCCATCAAAAGAAACTTTGTTAATTTTTTTCTTTTTGTTATAGTATTGATAAAACAAAGAACGCAAAGTGAAATACATATATCCTTTTCTTACCTCACCACTTGAATCAATTAATTTATCAGCATCAGCATACTTCCAAAGTGCTATATAAGATTCTTGTACTATGTCTTCGGCATAGTCATATTCTCCAAACGTTTGAATAACTTTTACCCAATCATTGTGATACTGTGCTACTTTAGCTAACCATTGGTTATTCATTTGTTTCCCAAGTGAAAGTTAAAGCAACTACACCTAATAAAATCTGAAAGGTGTGATAAATTTGTTCGTCTGTTTCTCTATCGTATAAAGCACCAAACATAATTCCCATAACAGGACTAATAATTAGTTGACCTGCATAATGTTGCATTGCCAATAATGCTATCCAAAAAATAGCTAATAATAAAATAATACTTGTAAAAATCATTATATATAGTTTTAATTAATAATCAATTCTTCTTTCCTGATTATTCTAAACTAATATTTTTATAGGTATAATTTAGCATCTATTACACCAAACTTCTTTTCTACTTCTACAGGTCTAACTTGAAAGTTAACATATACGTGTGTTAAATTCTCATCTTTCTTGTACATATTCTTAACTGCATCAGCTACATCTGTAAAATGTAATTCGTTTTCTAATTCAATTAAATCTTCTATTTGTTCTAACTTTAAAAGTACATCTTGAACAAAAGAAAACATTACTTTGTTGTCACAGAATATCAATCCTGTTCTTGATGCTGTATTTTTTAATTCTTCTATTTGGTTTTTAATAGTTGTTTTCATTTTGTAAATATAATTAAAAGTTATTAACAATTTAAAATACACCTTTTAACGGGTCGTAAACTGCTCCTTCTACTTGTGGCAACCCAAAGTTATTTACTTTAAAGCTAAAGGTTTCAAATGATGCGTTTCTACTTCTTTTGCAGCTTACAGTTACTAAATCTTTGTTTACTGTGTTAAGTTCTAATTGTATTTGTGTTTCTGTTTTCTTTTCTAAAAATGAACCTAAATGTCCTGTAGGTTTATCTGAACCAAAGTTTGAGTGTATAACTGTTATAATGTGGCAATTTAATTCTTTGCTCCATTTCATTAGTTTCTGTACTACTGCATTACTTTCTTCTATATTATTTACATCACTACATAAATCAGCTACACCATCTATAATTACTAAACCTACATCTTTACCTTGTAGTTTGTCATATAAGTACCATTCTATAAATTGAATGCGTTCTTTAAATCCTAATTGACGTAATGCAAACGTATGATATTTCTTTGTGTCTATTTCAGTCATATCAATTGGTCTTCTAAAAACCATTTGAGCGTGAAAGTTCCCCTGCTCAGTGTCAAAATGTATTAAGTGTTTTCCGTTGCTATAACCTTGCAATTCTCCACCAAATGCATCAAGTCTACCTTTCATATAAACTGCACTTAAAAGCGAAATAAAGAATGTTTTTTTGCTTTTAGGTGGTGCTTGTACAAAGCTAAAGTTTCCGTATGTTCCTAAAGGTAATGGAAACTCTTTTACACCATCTTTTGTTTCGTATGTTTTTGTTCCTAAAGATAAAGCAGGTTCAGGATGTTCTATTTTTTGTGTTGGGTCTATTCTTAATTCATCTTCATACATTTCCATAAGGAGCTGTACTGCTTCTTTATCTAATTCCATAATTTGTTATGTTGTTATATTCCACAAAAACCTGAATCACATTCGTTAAAATCTTCATCGGTAAATAAATTTTCTTGCATACCAAACTTTAATATTTGAGTAAAAGAAACATCTGATAAAAATCTATTCCCTGTTTTCAATTCTTGCTTTTCAAACCATTTAATCTTTTCTAAATCTTTACTTGCCATATGTGAAATCATTAAAGGTTGTCTATTAACACATCCTACGCAATTATTTCTATATGCAAATCTAACTTTTTTATCATTCCAATAGTTGTAAATTATATCTTTTTGAATATTATTTTCAATTAATGGAAACTTGCAGTATCTATATGGAACTTTTCCCCACTTATTTCTGCTACCTGCTTTACCTATAACTGCATCAAATAATTCTAAACCATTTTCATCTGCACGTTTTAAAACTCCTTCAGCACGTGATAATTCATTTGGTCTAAATCCTATTCTCATTTCTACAGGCAATTCTGTATTTTCTCTTAACCAATTAAATATAGGTTTTAGTTTCATTTCTACAGTGCAGTACCTTGTCATTTTGTTTGGAAGGTAGTTGTAATTCTGTTTTATAACTTCTTCAAATGTGTTTCCTGTTATCCAAGTTATTTCTGAACCAATAAACTGCTCTAAATCTAAAATAGTGTAAATTATTTCATCCATTTCAGCAGTACCAATAAACTCTTTTCCTAATTTATCAGATATTAATTGCCTTGTCTTTTCATCTTTTCCTTTCATCCATAAGTTATCAGTATCTTCAATTCTAACTAAAGAAAAAATATTGTAATCTGCAGGGTAATTAGCTGCTATATATGCTGATGTTTTACCACCTGAAATTGAATTAACTGTTTTCATATAATTTTTATTAAAAAAGGGTGTGGCTATATCCCTTAACCACACCCAATTAATTTAGAACGGCAAATCTGAAGCTACTTCTTTAGCATTTGCAGGTTGCTCTTTCTTTACAGCTACGATGTTTCCATCAGTCCATACCACGTTACCATTCCCAATGTAGTTTTTAGCTTTTTTAGCTTCACGTTCTTCTTTAGTTTGTGAATCTGTTAAAGAAACATTTTGACCGAATTGGTTAGCTTCATCGTTAATTCCAATAGTGAAGTTGTAATAAACTGCTCCATCTTTACCTGCTACAAATTTTTCTTTTGGTAATTTGTCTACTCTTAAACTTACGTTAATTAATGCACTCATAATATTTATTTTTTACTTTGCCTACCTTTTTTTACTGTTGTCAGCTATTCAGTTTTATTTTAGGCTTGACTAACTCACATTTAACTTATTCCTGATACTGCCGAAAACCGACAGCGATAAGCACCTATTTATTTATTTTACTTTTAATAATTCGTCTTTTACTGCTTTTGCTAATTTATACTTTTTTTCAATAGCTTCTATATTACCACCACTTTTTAAGTATTCAATTGATTTAGTAAATTCAGGTGTGTTTTTATTTAGCCACTTTTTGTCATCAGTATTAAAAACAGCATTTGTAGTTCCATTTGCACCTACTAATGTTCCATAAAGGTTTTTATCTTCTGTTTTATCGTGCTTATTAGCAGCATCAGCATCTTGTGTATCGTCAATTAGTAATAGGTTACCTAAAGCATACTTTTTAGCATAAGAAGAAGC